AATCCTCAGTAGAAGACGCGGTAGGGAAAGAGCAGCGACTCGACGCCCATCGGGAGTTCCGACGGCGACTGGCCGACGATCACGGCCTCGCGATTCTCGTAGAAGTGGCCGACCAGAAGCAGGATCGCCGCGCGGATCGGCTCGGGGATCTGGGTGTAGCCGGCGACGTAGGTCACGACGATGGTTCGCGCCTGGTCGCGTACCGCGGGCCAGGTCACGCCATAGGCGCGCTCGATGACTCCTTGATGCGCTGTCGTGTCGACCCGGTACTGATCGGCCGCGAGCGTCTGCGTCGCGCCGTTCGTGTCGGAATAAGTGATAGAGGTAACCGACTGCAGAGGCGGACGCGGCAACGTGATGCGATCGCACGGCCATCCGCCGTCTATCGTGAACTGCAGCGTCTGCGTGGCGAGCGCGCGGTCGAGATAGGTCTCGGCATGGGTGCGGGCCGCCATGATGTAGCCAGCGAGCAGTCCGTCTTCTTCTGTACCGTAGATGCGGCAGTGCGCCTTCGCCTCCGCAAGCGAGACCGGATCGGCTGTCGGCGGCGTGACGACGGTCAGGCCCACGGTCAGCCCTTCGCCTTGTTCTCGGGCGCGGCCTTCTTCGCCTTGCCTTCCGGCTGGTCAGCCGGAGCGGCCCAGCCTTCTGATGTGGCTACCGCGATCAGTTCGGGATCGTCCGCTTCGACGACGGAACCTTCGGAGTACTCTCGAACCTCCACGCCGCGGTGCGCGAACAGGAAGGTCGACTTGATCTTTAGCTTCATGGGTGTCCCCTAAACGACGGCGGGGGCCCCGTGGCCCCCGCCGTCTGCTTCGTTTGCGCCTGGATCAGGTCGTCGCGATCTTCAGAAGCTTGATCGCCTGGGTGTTGCGCAGCTTGCCGCCCACCCGCTTGCGGACGTAGAACTTCACGAAGCCGGGGCTCGTGATCTCATCCCTGGTCATCCGCATCCCGACGCGATCCGCGATCAGGTAGCCCTCGCGGAAGTCGCCAAACGCCACCGGGAAGGCGTTCGCAGCCACCGCCGGCATGTCCTCGGCCTCGGTGATCCCGTACCCCATGAAGGTGTCGGGCTGGCCGGCCACCAGCGACGGCTGCCACAGGTACTGATTCTGCGAATCCTTGTACTTGCGCATGGCCGCGAGGATCAGCTTGCTCGTCACCCAGCGAGCGTTCGCGCGGTAGCGAGCCCGCAGCGCGTAGATGACGTCGTAGAAAACGTCCGCGCTGGTGGGCATCGCCGCGGCCTGACCCGACGGGATGTACTGCAGCGTACCGAACGCACGGCTCGCGTCCACGGTCGACAAAGGAGCCGGGCCGGACAGGAAGCCGGTCGGCTTGTTGGTGCCGTTGCCGCTGACGAACGCCGTGCCCTCGCCCTGCGCGATCGCCTCGGCCGCCGAACTGATCAGCCAGTTCTCGACGTCGAAGAAGAGGTCGTCGAGCGACTCCTCCGAGGCCTGCGGCTTCGCCGACGCAGTGCCGAAGGTCGGCGCCACCTCGGCGAGGTCCGGGGTGTTCGTCTGGTTGCGGGTACCGGCCTCCGCGACCCACTCGAACGCCGCGCCGTTGACGTCGAAGAGCTCCTTGTAGTCCGGGCTGCCGACGGTGCGGACGGTGGCGATCTGGCGGATCGGGGAGATGTCGACCGAGAGACGCGCGATCGCGCGCTCGATCACCTCGGGCAGCGCGAAGCCGCCCGCCGAGCCGGTCGAGGTGACCGTCTGGGCCGCGCGGGACTCGAAGCCATCGTCGTCACGGCGGGCACCTGCCTCGACCTTGCGCAGCTCGCGAGCGCGGAGCTGGAGGGCCGTGCGGCGCTCCGGGTCGCCGGGGTTGCGCACCCAGTGCAGGAAGGCCGACTTGTAGGCCTCGGCTTCCTGCGACGGGCGCTCGCCGCTGGCGCCGCCTTGCACGCCCGGGCGCGCGAGCTTCGTCTCGACCTTCTCGAGGCGGGACTTCGCCTCGTTCAGGCCGTCGATCGCCTGGTCGATCCGAGCGAGCTTCGCATCGAGGTCGGCCGTGCCCTTGCCGTCCTTGATCGCCTCGAGGCGCTGGTCGTTCGTCTTCTTGTACTCGTCGAAGGCGCCGGCGATCTTGTCGAGCGCCTCGGCGACCGAGGACAGGGTCGGGGTGTCGCGACGCTCGTAGAGCGCCACGAGGGCGCCGGCCAGAACCAGGCGCGAGCGGAAAGCCGCGAAGTCGCGGGTCATGGTGTTCATTCTGAAATCCTCGTCATGTGGTTAGGGAATCGAGCAGCCGCTGGGCGGCCTTAATCGCGTGCGCGGTCGATTCCGCGGCCTCTCGCCGCTCCTCTCCCATGCGCATGACGCGCGAGACGAATCCCGTCGCGTCAGCCTTGCTGAATCCTGCCTCGCGCAGGATTCGCTCTGCATCCTTTGGCGTTACGGCCTCGTCGGCTGCGGCCTTCACGTTCGTGACGCGCGCCTTCGAGTTCGCCGGGAAGGTCACAAGCGACACCTCCCATAGATCGATCTCGGTCAGCGTGCGGACCTCGCTCTCGCGATCGTAGGTCCACTGTTTCGAGACGAAGCCGATCGAGAGGCCATTCAGCGCGCCGAGCTTCAGCAGCGAATGTGCCTCCTTGCCGCGAACCGTGTCGAGCGCGAGCCGGCCCTTCACTCGCAGGCCCTTCTCGTCCTCGACCATCTCGGACCAGACGCCGATCGGTTCGTCAGCGTCGTGCTGCCAAAGCATCGCCGGCATGGTTCCCGCGGCCTTGTGGTCCTTCAGCGACCCGACGAAGGCGCCGGACGCTATCACGTCGTCATAGTCGTCCCGCACGCCGAAGACCGAGCCATAGCCCTCGATCGTGCCGTCGTCCGAGACGGCCCGGATCTCGAGCGCGACCGAGCGAACCTCGCGCGCCGTGCCGGCGTCACGCTGCTGGATCTGCTGGCGGGTCTTGTGCATTGCCTGGGTTCCCATTGCCGGTGTTCATGTTGAGCGGCGTCAGCGGTTCGTCGAGGCCTGGCAGCGGATCCTTGCCTTCCTCGTCGCGCACCTCGTTACGGGTGTAGATACCGAGCTCGACCATCGTGCGCGCCCAGGCTGCGCGATCGTTCATCGATCCGGACAGCAGGTAGCGAACATCGAACTCCGCGAAGAGCGGCCCCGATCCGTCGAGCAGCATCTCGTCGATTCGCTGCGTCCATGCCCGGTGCCACGGCGCGAGCGTGTGCTTGACGTGCGCGCCGAAGAAGGCCTCGGTGCTGGCGAACGTCGAGGACTTGTCCGAGTGCCCGACCATGATCGGAAAGACGCCATATCCGCGGCATATTTCTTCAACCTGGAATCGTCGAGTTTCCAAGTGCTGCGCGTCGACGCCGCTAATAGCCGTCGAGATCCACTTCGCCGATCGGTCGAGCAATAGGGGCGTGCCTGCCTTGTCAGGCCCCGACCGGGTCTTGATCCATGTCGAGAGCCGCTCGTACTGTTCCGGTGCCAAATTGCCCTCGACCGAGTACACCCCGGTCGGGCGCATCCCGTTTGCGTGCATGGCGGCCTGGCTGCGCTCGGTTGCCATCGCGAGCCCGACCGCGCTGCGCGCCAGCACGACGGCGTCGAGGCTGTTCACCCAATCCCACTGCACGCCTTGCAGTACGAAAACCTCGTCCGGGGTGAACTCCCCGATCAGTCCGAAGTCGTCCCAGCACCGATATCGGACCTCGTAGCGTGCTATGTGCCGAACATCCCAGCGGCCCGGCGCGACGGGGATCAATTCGGTGACGCGGCGATTCGCGCCGCGCACCTTGATCGACAGACCTGCGCCGGCCAGCGCCGCGTGCAGCGTCATCATCCGGCGCCACTCGAAGGAGGTCTGCCACTCGTTCGGCCGGCGAGATAGGAGACGATACTCCGGGATATTCTCGGCGCGCTCGCGGGTGCGGTCTGCCTTGTACCGGAACACCTCGAGGCCTGGCGTGGCGCAGCCGTCCGCGATCACCTTCACGCAGGCGAGCACCGTCGAGACCTGCAGGGCGGTTTTCGGCGTCACCGCGACACCCGCGACCATTCCGCCGCCGCCGCCGCCATCGATAAGCGAGGCGATCTGATCGTAGGTCAGTTCTGCGGCCTTTTTCTCGCGGCCGAATATGCGATCGAGCCAGCCCATTATCCCGCCTGATCCCAGAATGACGACGTCGATTGACTGACCATCGCCCGCCCGAGCGCGGTGATCGCGGCGATCACGCCGTCGATCTTGTTCTCGGGCCGCTCCTTGCGCGGATAGATGTTTTCCTTCGCGTCTGTGTGACAGACGACGTTCGATACCATCCACGTCAAGACGGGATCTCCGTTGTGATGAAGACGCCCCGACCGAGCCAGGGCGTCGAGCTCTTTCATGGGCGCCGAGAAGTTGCCGACCGTGTTCCGGAACTCGACCGTCGTCGCGCCGTTGGCCTGCAGGCGCTGCGCGAGCTGCGTCGCCTGCCAGGGGTCATAGGCCACTTCGGCGACCTGGTGCGCACTCGAGATCGCCAGCACGTCGTCCTCGACGGCCTGGAAGTCGAGCACGTCGCCCGGGGTGACCGTGACCAGGTCCTGCGTCGCCCAGCCGCGGTACTGGCTATTCCGGCCGTCGTCGATCGCCTGCTCCGGCAGGAAGTACCGGCCGAACAGGTAGTAATGCGCCTGCCCGTCGATCACCTTCGGGAAGATCGCGACGCGCGCGGCCATGTCGGTCTTGCTCGCGAGGTCTAGCCCGATGTAACAGGGCTCTCCCGCGAACCGCTCGATCGTCAGGTCGGGGTCCGCGCATCGGTCCCACGCCCGCATGTCCATCCAGGCCTGATCGGCGTTTACCCAGACGTCGAGGTGCTTCGTCTTGAAGTTCGCCTGGGCCGCCGGCATCTGCATCGCCTTCGCGGCGAGCTGCGCCACGACGTCGGGCTGCACGCTGACGCCCCAGTTCGGATTCGCCTTGCGCCACGACGTCTCGTCGGTCCAGTCGTCGCCGTCGTCGATCGTGTAGATGATCCCGAAGTGCGACTCGTCCTCGATCACGCCCGACAGGACCTTCGTCGTGTAGGTGCGCAACTCGTAGCAAATCCCCGCCCGATCGCTGCCCGCGGTCGTGATCGACCAGAGCATCGACTGCGGGCGCTTGCCGGTGCCGGTCTCGAGCACGTCATAGACCTCGCGGGTCTTGTGCGCGTGCAGTTCGTCGACCGCGGCGAAGTGAATGTTCAGGCCGTCGAGCGAGTTCGAATCCGACGCGAGCGCCGTGAACTTAGAAGCCGTCGAACTCTGCACGATGTCGTGCGCCAGCACCTCGACGCCGAGTTCGCGGCAGAGTTCCGGCCGCCGCCGCGCCATCGCCTGCGCGTCCTTGAACACGATCCGCGCCTGGTCGCGCGTGGTGGCGGCCGAGTACACCTCGGCGCCGCCCTCGCCGTCCGCGAAGGCCGCCTTCAGGCCGACGCCCGAGGACAGGGTCGACTTCGCGTTACCGCGCGGGACCTCGATGTAAACCCGCCGGAATCGCCGCGTCCCCGTCGACCGCTTCCGCCATCCGAAGACCGTGGTCAGGATGAAACACTGCCAGCCCTCGAGGCGGATGTTCTGACCCGCGAGCGGTCCCTTGATGTGCGGCAGTTCCTCTGCGAACTCGCACCACTCGCCGGCCTCTTCCTCGTCGAAGAGGTACGGGCCCGAGGTCGCCCAGGTCCGCAAGTTCCGCCGCTGTCGCTCGACCGCCTGCTTCACGAACTTGCAGGCCGGGATAGTCCCCGCCTTGACCGCGTCCATATAGGCCAGGGCGCGGACTACGTAGCGGTTAGTGAACTGGGGACGGATCCTTCCGGGCTGCGCTGACTTTCGCCGCGAACTTCGAGAAGGGGCTGGCTTGCTTTTCCTTGGGGGCATGAACCTTCGATGCATCCGAGGGCGTCATGCCCATCCGTGAGAGACAAGTCACCAGCAGCGCGCGATTCGCGCTCGACATCCCGACCGCGTCCGTCCGCTCTTCGTGCTTCAGCAGACAAGCCGTCTCAACCAGCCAGCGGTCACGGATCCGAAGCACGCCCAGCGGAGCGATGTCGGCGAGCTCGAACCAGATCGCCTTCAGGTCTTCAGACCAGCCCGGCGGCGGTTCCCCGAGCGGCCCGGCCGTCTCCGGATCCTTCCGGCGCCGCTGAGGATTCTTTCGAAACGCCCCGCGCAGTTCCAGATCTGCGGTCGGCTTCCTCGGACGTGCCATCAGGCGGTTTCCATTTTGGGGACACGCAAATTCGAGGAGGGCGTCGACTGTTTCGCTAATGCGCCA